AAATATACAAAAGGATTTATTCTAATATGGTAGACAAATTGGAAAATAGACACCTTTTTGAAGATGAATATCAACAAGGAGTCGTTACGGAGAAAATACAGGAACCCAAAAGTAAACAAAAACATATACAATCCAAGTCAATTGAAAGAACACAAATTGGGGTATACCGCAGAGCTTTTAGCGAAACAAAACTCCTTGACCTTGTAGGATTTGAAGAATTTAAAGAAGGAACAGCAATCCATTTTTTGACTGGTGGTGATATAGACGCATTGTCTTTTCTGAAAATAATATTAAGGCATCAAAAACTTAATTATTGTCTATTCTCTACTTGGTGTATGGCAAAAGAAGATATATATCAATTTCGAGACTGGATAAATGCCGGAATTATAAAGAAAGTAGATGCTTATGTAGGAGAAATATTTCCATCAACTTATAACAAAGAATATGAGTTATTAAAGCCAATCATAAAAAGCAGTGGAGGTAAGGTCGTTGTTTTTAGGAATCATTCTAAGATATTTGCAGGGTATGGAGATAAATTCCATTTTGGCATACAAACATCTGCGAATATAAACACCAACCCGAGAACTGAAAATGCGTGTATAACAATAGGTCGGGATATATTTGATTTTTATTTTAATTATTTTGACGGAATAAATAGTTTTATTAAGGAATAAAATATGAAAACAATAAACTTCAGTGAGTTAGATAAACTCATAGGGTTTGGCTGTATAGGAGAGGAATGTGCATATTTCTTTGAAATAGATTACGATACGCTTAATGCTATATGTAAGAGGGAGAGGGGGATTGGGTTTTCGGACTACTATAAAAAAGGAAATTCAGACTTCAAGATTTCATTAAGAAGACTACAGTATCGTAGTGCTTATGGAATTGCCAAATTTAAAGAGGTTTTGAATAAGAACAAGGAAATTGAAAAAGTTCAAACAGGATGGATATTAAAGCCATCCGATACTATGCAGATATTTTTAGGTAAGCAATATTTGGGACAGGCGGATAAAATTGAGGGATCGCTTGGTTTGGACTCATTTGCTGACATAATGAAAGCAGCGAAAGGAAAGAAATGAAACTATGCTATATTAAAAAGGGCAAAAAGAAAGAAGAGCGGTACTTGAAGAATTTCAACCCGATCAATCCCATATTTGTTGATCAACCTTCAAAAGCAAGCACCTGCTCAATGGGGAACGCTAAGGCGATGAAGAGGATCCTCCGGAAGAATAAGGTTTGCAAATGCCGGATAATAGTTTTGAAGGAAGTGAAAAATGCTGATTAATATTTATGGAAATATGTTCGCTGAAAGAGATTCAATTATTTCGATATTTGAGCAATATTCGGAGGATAAAACAGGCAGGATAATTTGTTTGCTGACAGATAAGAACACTATGCTGAAAACTCCGGTACTGGAAAAAGACGTGCTCAATGTATCTCGAATAATTAAAGAACTAGTCGAAAAACTAAATAAATGATATTGACCAAAAAGGACATTGAGCTATGTCTCTCATATACAGAAAACTGGAACGGATTTGCAAGGGATGTTCTAAATGTACGACTCGACTATCAACAAAGAAAAATATTAAAGGCAATTCAAGATAACAGGAAGGTATCAATACGGTCCGGGAATGCAAGAGGAAAAGATTTTTTAACAGCAGTAGCAGCTATTTGTTTTTTATATCTTCACGTACCCTCGAAAGTAATACTCACAGCGCCGACAGGTCGACAGGTTTATTCGATAATGATGGCAGAGATAAGTAGGGTATATAGGGACACTACTATTCCGCTTGGTGGTCGGTTGCTCGATAATGCAATAAAATTTGATGAGAAAGAATGGTATTTGCTGGGATTTAAGGCAGATGACAAGAAGCCGGAAGATTGGAGCGGATTTCACAGTGCAAACATATTTGTTGGAATAACAGAAGCGACCGGAGTTGATGAAGCAACATTTGAAGCTATTGAAGGGATATTGACAGGCAACTCAAGGTTATTGCTTGCATTCAATCCGATACGACAGCAAGGGGAGAGCTACAGATCAACCTATGCACCAGAATATAAACATTTTGTACTCAGTAGTTTCAACGCTCCAAATGTGAGAGCAAAGAAGGTTTTAATTCCCGGTCAGGTTGATTATGAATGGCTCAAAGAACGGATACATAAAGAGGGCTGGACACGAACAATAGATGAGAGTGAGTTCGATCCGGAGCAATTTGACTTTAAATTTGAAGGTCAATATTATAGACCGTTAGATCAGTTCTTAATGAGAGTATTAGGTCAATATGCTCTTGAAACCAGCGATGTTTTGATTCCTATTTCATGGATTGAAGCAGCGCATAAACGCTGGGATACTAAAGTTCCAGACGGGAACAAGATATATGCGATTGATATTGCCGGCATGGGGCGAGACTTTAACTGCGTTTCATTAAGAGTGAAAAACTGGATTAGCATAAAAATATTATCTTTATCGAAAAACGAAAAAATACATATGCAGGTAGCGGGGATAGTCAAGAATATGATTGAAACGGAGGGTATTGCAATATTAGATACTATCGGTGAAGGTGCTGGAGTGTTTTCACGGTTAGCAGAGCAGGAGGTCGAGAATGCTTATTCTTTCAAAGGCAGCTATTCGGCAAAAGGATTGACTGATTACTTCGAGCAATATGAATTTCTTAATATGAGATCATTTTGTTTTTGGGCGTTAAGGGACGCTCTCAATCCGCAGGTTAAATTTAATTTAGCACTTCCACCCGATAAAGAACTTGACGAAGAGTTGATGAATTTAACTTATGAGATTATGAGCAATGGTAAGATAAAAATCGTTGACAAGAAGAAAATAAAAGATTCAATCGGCAGGAGTCCAGACAGAGCAGATGCGGTTTCGATGACCTTTATGCCGGTGAGCAGAGCGGCTGGATTACAGCAAATAGGAGAAATAGATGTTTGAACAATTAAAACTAAAAAGAGAGAAGGCAAAACTTGAACTCTTAAGGATTGAGAAGGCAAAACAATTAATGAGTGCAATGGGAGAGTCCCGAAAAGATGACACGAACTGGACGCTCTTAGGGCGGAAGGATGAGAAAGAATACAATGAAATGGATCTCGACACCCTCCGCAAGCATGCACGAATTATTGCTAGGACAAATGCGATAGCAAAAGGTTTGTTATTGATATTGAAAAACTACATTATCGGGAAAAGATTAAGAGTAATACCAGATGATACTGAACCACGGGTAAAAGATTATTGGGATAAATTCACCAAATTAAATAAATTCGATGCCAAAACAAAAGAAGTGGTGGTCAGATTTATTAGAGATGGGGAGGCGTTCCTGAGATTTTTCAAACCGAAATCAGTAAAAGACACATATTTGGCCAGGTTCATTGACCCCGAAGAAATTGTATCGGACAATTCAAATATAACTTATGGCATTGAATGCGAGCCAGATGATGTTGAGACTGTTATTAGTTACCGAAGAAAGAAAAGCGGTGTTGGTAATGAAGATACTATTCCAGCAGATGAAATAATTCATATAAAGCAGGGAGTTGATTCCAACCAAAAAAGGGGTATTACATTTTTTTCTGGAATAATATCCGATATAATAGACTATAAAGAATGGCTGGATGACAGGAAGAAGCTCAATAAACTCCGTACTATTTTTGGGCTGATTGGCAAACCACTTACCAGCACGGCAGAATCTACGAAAGATTTATTTGAGGATAAATCAAATAAAAGTGATTATGATGGTACATATAAAAAGAAACTTCCGAAGTCAGGTGCAGTTCTTTTCACTAAAGGAGTTGAGTGGAAATATGACTCATTAAATATTAATGCAGCAGATACAAAGGATGATGGTAGGGCAATACTTCTTATGATTGCAGCAGGGACTGGTGGACTTCCTGAATATATGGTAACAGCAGACGCAAGCAATTCTAATTATTCGTCAACGCTTGTGAGTGAAGCTCCCGGGATAAAGGTATTTGAAGATTTTCAAGATATATTCGAAGCGTTCTTTCAAGAGATATATGCAAAAGTAATTCAGAGAGGTATTGACACTAACGAACTTCCTAAAAGCACAGTTCAGGATGTTGAAGATAAAGAGGGGAATATTGTCGAGCAAACACTTCCAACCAAAACCACCTGTACGATTGATTTTCCAATTATTATTCATAGAGACAGGTTTGATATGGTGAAAGCACTTTCAATGGAGATCGCAACCGAACTGGCAAGTAAAGAAACTGCATCATCTGAACTGGGTCGAGATTACGCAAAGGAAAAAATAAAAATCGAAAGGGAGAAAGAAAATGATAACGAGATATAAAATCACGGTGCATGATGGATTACACAGAGATGAATCTTTCTTTGAAGATACAGAGACTCCAGTCAAGGCGATGCAATCCTTGAAGAAAAAGATTAAATTCAAGCACTGCAGCATATTGCAGTATGCAATAATGAATCCAACCAAAAAACAAAGGAGAAACCATGCAAGTAATAATTGACAACAAAGAGTACAACACAAAGAAAAATTGTATCGGTATAAAATTCTTGCCGGTAGAGGTTAAGGAGTTGCTGAATAACCTCTCAAAAGATGTTCCGATTATTAAGGTCAAGTCTGATAAATACCGTGAGCGAAAGCTAAAATTTCCTGAACTGTTCCAGAAGCTCAAAGCACTTTTGAAGTACAAGAAATTCATTAAAAATATTGTAGATATATTTGTATATAATCAATACGAGAGAAGATTCCCTGTAATCGAGTCTACGTTAGAGGAAACAAAACGAGAAACCAAAATAAAGGAGCTTAAATGATTCCACCAAAGGGATTAATTCCAAAGGAAGTTAGAATAAAAGAAAGATTTGTGGAGGTGTGTGAAGCCATCAGTATATTTAACAATGCAGGTTTTTGTATTCCAATAAAATGGGTTAAAGAACACAATGAATTAATCGAAAAATATAGATATATAACGAGTAGAAGAATAGTCTTGTCAAAAGCTGATCTTAATAAAGTAAGAAAAATTATTGTATATTAATCAATAAATGACAGCACAGGAAATAATCTCTCAGGCAACTATCCAAGCTCGAAAGGAATTCGATGTTTTCATCTTATCCCGTGAGACGTTGATGCTTCAATATTTCGAGCAAGCAGCAAACGACATTGATAAATTGATTTTGAAATACTCAGGTCATAAGGGTGATTATTTGTTTGGCATTAAGCGGTCGATAAACGACACCATAGCTCAATTAAGGGTTCATCTATCTAATCACATTAAAACTGGATTAAGTAACTCGTTTGACATGTCAATGAGAGCACAGATAACAGCAATGAGCAATTTTCCTAAACTGAGAATTGGGATTGGCACAAGTTTTATAGATGCGTCCGGGAAAGTTCAAAGATATGATATGAGAAAACAACTGTGGAAAGATTCCACTTGGTATAAGATGAATCTCGATGCAATCAATAGTGTTTTGGCATTCTCTCCTGACGGTTTTATCTTTTCTGAGCGTATATGGAAAGATTTGAAAATGGCTCAAGATCAAATCCGGTCAACCATAACAAGAGGTCTGATTTCTGGTGATAGTCCTGCAATTATTTCTGGAAAGATAAGGGGTTTTTTACATAAACCCGAAAAATTATTCAGGAGAGTAAGAGATAAAAAGACTGGATTATTAAAGCTCAGCAAGGCAGCATCAGAATACCATCCCGGAGCTGGCAGGTATCGATCTTCCTATATGAACGCAATGAGACTTGCTCGGACAGAGTATGCAAGGGCGTATTCCGAAGGGACTATTGCCTATGGGAAGAAGAAAAATTGGGTTAAGGGCTATTATTGGCGAACAGGTGGGGGCGATCCCTGTGATGACTGTATGGATGGTGCGGGATATTATGAAAAAGACGCACCACCCGATATACCCGCGCATCCGAATTGTGCTTGTTATATTGAAACAGTAATTGATGAAGGAGTTTAATGTACTCAGAAAAAAAAATCAAAGAAGTAAAAGAAAAGCTGGTCTCAGTATTAGATTATATGCTTGGATTCAATTACGGCAAAATAGAGATCCACATGAATAAGAGCAAAGGGAGCATAAAGATAATTCCCATGCCACAGATCAACTTTGACATGAATGATGTTAAAGATATAAAAGAAAGTTCTTGACAGATATAATATAAGAGAAGAAAAAAGACATAACGTCAAACCGACACTTTTAGGAGTGCCGGTTTTTTTTGTTTTAATTTTTACCGTGGCAAAGGTGAAATAATGAAGAATAAAAAGATTGTGATTGTTGGTGATTTTTCTGAGTCTATAGTAAAAGAAGATCAGATACAAAATATTGTAATGCTGGCACAGGTATCACAAAACAACAGATTCTATCTTGACGAATGCATGCAAAATGCAGTCGCAATTTATGAGGGTGTTAAGGCATTTGTGAATCATGGCAAGAATGGAGAGAACAGAGACTATCGAGATTTGATTGGAAAATATGAAAACGTGAGATATATTCCTGAAGAAAAGAAAGTCAGGGGGAATCTTTCATTAATTCCGGGAATCAGCGAATCTCAGAAACTCCTTAGTATTGCCAAAACAATGCCCGAACTACTTGGCGCATCTCACTCAGTCTCGGTAAAATATCACATGGAAGATGGTGTTGAGATAATCGAGGAAATAGTCAAAGCACATTCGGTTGATATTGTGACAGAGCCAGCCACCACAAACGGACTTTTCGAAGAAAAAAACACAGAGGTAAAAGAAATGGAAATAACAGAGCTTACCTTAAAGATTTTGGAGGACAAACGACCTGATTTACTCAAGCCGTTAAATGACAAAATCTCTGAACTTGAAGCAGACAAAATAAAGCTCAAAGAATCGGTTGATAAATTCGAGGTAAAAGAAAAACTTGCCTTGAAGCATGAAACGATAACGAGCAAAATAAAAGAATCTGGACTTGACGAAAAATTGGTAACAGAAGTCTTTATCGAGTCATTAATGGCTGCAAAAGATGACGATATTGATAAACTTTTGGAAGATAGAAAACAACTGCAGTTTGTTGGTAAAGGCGTTGAAGGGAATACCGAACGCACAGAAGAAGAAAAACTGCCAACAAAAGAAGACTTTGAAAATGCTTTTGGGGAGGTAACCAATGAGTAATGTATTTCGAGTAGTAAACGGACTTAGGTGGACAACGGTTGATATTGATGGCACTACAGTCGTTGAAATTGGTGATTTCATATGTAGAGCAGTGTCAGCGGATGTTTCTGATGACGCAACGCTCACACTTGAATATGGTTGTCCTCCAACTTATTTAGTAGATGCTGGAGATGAAGCTGCAAACAGAGAATCGTGTGCAGATCAGCTTCTCGGTATTGCCGAGGAAGCATCACCATCTGAAGATAACGACAGCGTAATTCTTATTTGTATTGACGGAGAAGTCAAACTCACACAAAAAACTGGTGCTGCAATTGGTATCGGGGATCAACTCGAACCTTATGCAGATGCAACAAGTTCTGAGGATCAGACTGTAGTCGAGGGTACAACCTCTCCTATTGCTGTTGTCACACGAACAAAAACAACTACCACTGCGGTAACAACCGTCTATGCATGGCTACGACCCGGCATATGGCATCCAATAAATGGATAAAGGGGTAACCATGAATAGAAAAACATTTGAAAAACTGTTCGGATCATGCGGAAGTAATGACGTTCAGAGAAGTAAAGTATTCAATCTCAGGGTGAATGACCTTCTTAAAGAAGACAAGATTTCACCTGCTCAGATTTCAATTCGTGACATCCACGAAACAGTCGGCACAACCGTATTCCCTGTTATCTTTGGAAATCTCCTTGAGAAAGAACTCATAAAAGGGTTCGATGACGCTCCGAAGGTTGGACTCAATCTTGTATCTAAATTCAAATCAAACAAAGATGATAGTCGCCTAACAAACGTAAAAATATCATCTGATGTCAAAGCCGTTCATGAAGGTGACAAATATCCGGAAACTGGCGGACTTGCCGAGAACTATGTTACTATTGGTTCAACCAAACGTGGCGAAATCATGAACATCACAAAAGAAACTATCGCAAGAGATGACACTGGTCAGGTGATGATGGAAGCTCGTCAATATGGTGAGGAGTTTGCAGCCGACCTTGACCATCATATTATGATGGTCATTCAGGATCAGGCGAATTATTATGCTTGGTATCCAGCAGGAACACGTACCGGACTGTATTCTACAACCGCAACGAACACAGCTCATTTCTGTAGTAATTTGGTGACAAATATTCTTGCAGATCATACCGACATTCAGGCAGCAGTTCTCTTGCTGAGAAAAATGCTCTATTCTTATGGGAATAAGCGATATGTCAACGCAAGCATAAAAGACCTTGTTGTCCCAGCAGCTCTTGAAGTTACAGCTAATTCACTGGTGAACAATGCCTACAAAATTGGTGCTGCTAACCTTGAGTCGAATCCATTCGATAAGCTGGCAAAAGTAACGGTGAGCGCACACCTTGATAGTATCTCCGCAGTATCATGGTATCTTGGTGACTTCAAAAAGCAGTATGTGTACAAAGAGATTGAACCTCTCCGGGTCTACGTTCAAAACGGAGAAAAGACAGATGCTTTCTTCGAGAGAGATATTCTGTACAGATTCAGAGGTTCATACAAGGGACAATGTGCAGCACGCGATTTCAGAGCAGTAGTAATGTCAAACGGCACAATATAAAGGAGGGCACGATGAAAAAAAACATTGGACTCCTATTATCTCTCATTCTTATTCTCTTAGTTGCAGTTGTTGCATGGACACCTCATTCAGGATATAGCATTGACGGCTCAAATGGCAATGTGACAATAGCTAATATAAAGTCAATTACGGTTTCAGAAACCAATACTGTGGCGGGTGGTGCAACTGGCATTTACTCTTATCTTAGTCAGGGCACAAATGCCTTAACTGGTGAACTTGTTGGAATCCGTGGAAATGGACGTGTAAACATTAATTCTACCGGGACTGTTATTGGAGGCAAATTTCAAGCTGGAAACATGAGTGCAGGATACACGTTAGGAACAGCAACCGGAGTTTATGTAGATGTGGTCAATAAGATTCCATCTGCATCAACTGCTACATGGACAAATGCCAGAGGATATGAAGTCCGCATGGATTTAAATCAGGGTTCATCTGGTCATGTAAATACGGTTACAAATGCTTGTATGTTTTACGGGGTATACAACCTACCAACAGTCGCAACCTACGCAACTGTAACGAATGGTTATGGCATATTCTTGAGAAACGAAGCCGTGGGTGGTACTGGACAAATGCTAGATGCCGCTGTTTATATTGACGACAAAAGTCATTCCGGCTCAATTTATGGCTGGGATTACGGCATTGATATGTCAGGAGTTGGAGATAATTCCGGGGCATTTGGCACTGCTGATATGAGACTGGCTGATGGATCTCTTCTCGGAGCTGATACAAATGGAGCAGCATTGGGAACAGAAACATCAACATTCACAAACGTGAACAATGTTGGTGCGGTCAATCAATCTGTATTTACATTCACCTCATATCCTATGGTCATTACTGACTCAGGTGGAAGCGGTGGTCACGGCACACTAAAATTGATAGATTTTCCTTTGGGCATGATATATGCAATTGGTGTTGTTGGTGACATGGCAGTTGACGCGGTTTCAGGAATAGCTGCAGATGGCACATTTGACATGGCTTTGGGATCTGCGACAACTCTCACAAATGCGGAGGAACTCGGAAATGCCAACGTGGACTTTGTAGCAAAAGTTGATGGAACTCTGGTAGCTGGTGTAGAGACTATAGACTTAGTCACTAACACTCCTCAAACTGAAGATGGACATACAGCTGCTACGGATGTTTGGCTATGTGTGGCAGTCACAGATGCAAACATGACAGCAACCGGGTCTATGACCCTTACGGGAACGATTGTAATTACTTGGATAAACACAGGTGATTATTGATAAAATATAAACAATGGGGTGGGGTAAATTCCTACCCCTCTTTTTAGGAGTTAAAATGTCTAAAATAGCAGACAATAATACGATAACAGGCACTTCTACAGATGATTATGTAGCAAATAATATATACACGCCTCGTGATTTACATAAAACGATTTTTGTTAAAAATTCAGGTGGCGCAAACTCAATCACGTATTACGTAAGAGCTTATCCAGCTTCAGGAAGTACCGCCTATAAAACAATCGCGAGTGGAGCACTCATAGCCGCTGCTCAAGCAGAACTCTTCATTGAAGATCGATATTACAAAATTGTAGTTGGGATTAAGTCCACCGTTGGCAGTTCTCACTCCACCTATTCAATTGACTACATAAGGGGATAAAATGAAAAGATTACTCGTATTACTAATTTTAGTTTTTATGGTTAGTACAGCCTACTCTGTGGAGTTTCGCGACAGATTAGGTAATGTTATGTTAGAATCTCCGGTGGCTGATCAATTTTTGGTATATTCAAATGTCAATGGAGTTCTTTATGTTGTCAATTCAGATTCCCTCGAAAATTTGAAAATTATAGATTCATTGTATGTTGGCGGCAATTTAGCTGTAGTAGGAACAAGTGATTTGCCAACAGTTAATACAGGACAGGGGGATTTAGAGCTATACGACATACTTGGAGATTTAGTAACGACTTCTCCGATTACGGGTGCTG